ATCAATTGTTCGGGGCGTCTTTAACCCGCCCCTTGGTGGAATATTTGAGGTCAAATATCCCGATGTTGATATCATCGGGAATTCGATTTAGGAGAAAAAATGTATCGTATTATCCAAGCTGATAAAGACGCTTACATCACAAACAAGATTATCTCAAATACTCTTCGCGCAACTGATTCGAATACGGGTCAGGCGGGGACAATTGATATCTTTAAGCTTTATGATGAGAATACTTTCTCTGGTGAAGCGATCTCGATTGAGTTAAGCCGTGGCCTAATTCACTTTGATTTATCAGAAATTAGTGCATCTTATGCCGCAGGTGATTTTGATATCAATAGTCCAACTTTTACTTGCAGCCTCTACCTTCACGATGTCTATGGCGGACAGACAACCCCTTCCAACTTCACGCTTTCAGTTTACCCTCTCGCAAAAAGCTTTGATGAGGGTGGTGGCCGTGATGTCGTCTACTTTGAAGACATTGATGTTGTCAACTTTATCACTGCTTCGACATCAGGAACACCAGTCACTTGGTCAATGACAGGAGCGGAACTTGGTGGTGACTTATCTACACCGGGCGTCGATTACTTTACACAGGGTGATTTAGGCTTTGGCGTCATCTCATTTGAGACAAAGCAGGTCTTTGAGACAGGTGAGGAAGATCTTAATGTCAACGTCACAAAGTTCATCTCAGGTGCTATTGCAGGATTAGTTCCAAATTCAGGTTTCCGTCTCTCTTTTACATCTAGCCAGGAAACAGACACAAAGACAAGATTTGTCAAAAGATTTGCATCAAGGAATACCACAAACACTTCTAAACGTCCCCAGTTAATCGTCACATATGACGATAGCATTTCAGATGAGACACAAATCTTTGAATTTAACACATCAGGTTCTATTTTCTTAAACTCATATGCACGAGGTGTTTCAGCCAATCTTCTTTCCGGATCAGCACTCACACCGCTAACTGGCGACAATTGTGTAGTTGTCAAACTTCAGTCCGGAAGTATCACAAGAGTATTTAGCGGATCACAGTACAAAGTGAGTAATGTTCCTATTACGGGATTGTACAAATCATCTTTTCTTGTCAATATGTTCGATCCTGACATCTACTCGTACATCACGGGTTCGGGGGCGACAGGTTTAACATTCGGGGTCAAGTGGCTTTCTGCAGATCAGACAGTTTTCTATGCCACGGGTACACTGAACATCAATGCTAGAGAAACAACATATTTTGAGCAGACACCAGAGCGTTATTTCATCAATATCACCAACATGAAAGCGTCTTATAAGAATGATGAAAAAATTCGCTTTATGATGTTTATTGAGAATTTCAATAAACCAATTGTTACTGTCAAGACACCCCTTGAAAATACGGGTGTCATTGTGGACAAGTGTTTCTATCGTGTTAGAGACTTTGAAAGCAATGACATTGTCATACCCTTTCACGACCCAGGAACAAGAACGTCAAACGACGCAACGACTCATTATTTTGACCTTTTCATGTCTGCGCTTCCAAAAGGAAGAACATACACATTCGATTTTAAGATTTTGCACAAGGGTCAAGAAATAGTCATAAACGATGTTGCAGCAAAGTTTAGGGTTGAATAATGGCACGCCTTAGAACACGCCCTCAGCTTTTTAGAGCCAAGAAGCAACAATCAACCACAAACGCAGTCAGAAAAAATATTAGCAACTCATCTCTTAGCGGTCATAACACAGGAGATGAGAATTTCTTATTTGACTCTTACCTTGCTGGTTTTAAATCTACACAGCAACTTGAGTTAGATTTTTCTGATTTTACTCGTCATACATTTTTTGCACCTGCAAGGGCCAAAGTAGACGTTGCACTCTTTAAAGCTATAAATCAATATCCCTATACAGGTTCAAGAGCGGATATCGATAATTTTTTGGTCACACTGACGGGTTTTGAACGCTATGTGTTCGACCAGATCCCGAAAAATATGGGATTTTTATTTTTTTCGGGAACCCAGCCATCTGAGACCTTGGGTGGCACACATATATCAGTGTCGCCTATTGCTGGTAAAAATTTTGATGGTGCACCGGGTGCAACAGGTGAAGCACGTCTTATAGTGAATCAGAGTCCATTTGAGCTTGAATCACATCTGTTTGTCCCAGCACAAGCAAATGATAATCAAGTTGTTTTCCAGCGACTTGCCACAACGGCAGGTTACACGTTAGCACTCTCACAATCAGCATCGACAGCTGATTGTCAGATTTTGTTCCTGGTGTCGTCAGCATCAGATTCATATGTTGTTGCTTCTGGTTCAATTTTGAAAGGACAATTCTCACACGTTCGTGCCTGTCTTTTCAATAATGATGATGGGAAACAGGCACTAATCTATGTCAATGACGACCTTATCGGGTCATCATCAGACACACAAGATTTTGGTTCACTTGATTTTCTAACTTCAAGTTTCATCATAGGCAGTGGAAGTCGTCACACCATTCTTGACTATGATTTTCTTCCTATTCAGACACTTAGCGGCGCCCTTGACGAGGTTCGCTTCTTTGTTGGACAAAGAAGCGATGCCGAAGTCGAGAAATACAAAGACACCCAGATGTATGCATCGGGAGGATTAGAACTCTACTTCAGATTTGATGAACCAAGTGGTTCATATGACATGAATCACGTTGTTCTTGACTATTCTGGAAAGTGCCTACATTCAACGATTGTCAACTATAATTCATCGCTTAGACAGACCAGCTCACTTGATGTTCCTCTTGCTTTTCAAAATCCATATTACAGCCCTATCCTTTATCCTGACCAGACCAGATTTTCTAATCTAATCACAGATCTTTATGTCAGAGCGTCATCGTATGATGAAGAAAATCCTAATGTTGTCACAAATCTGGTCCCAAGACACTATCTTTTAGAAAGTGCTCGAGCAGTAGGTTTACCCAATTTCGATAGCGGTGTGGGAGAAGTACCAACACTCGAATCAGTTCCAGGCACGGGAGAACTCCCGTTAACATCAGCTTTAATTCGCCTCCTCATCCTGATGTCTATCTCACTTGATGAAATAAAGCAGTTTGTTGATAGTTTGTCTTCTTTGATGGCAATTGAATTGGGTGATGAAGAACAAGTTAGCAGCCAGATGATTCGATACGCTGCTGACTATTTTGGCATTGATCTTCCTAACTTTTTTACCAAATCAACATCGGAACAGATGTCATTCGGTGAAGACATCTCTGATAGTGGAATCACAGATTATACTCTGAAGGGTTTGAGAAACGATCTTTGGAGAAGAATTCTTGCCAATATGACTTACATTAATGCTGCTAAGGGAACAAAAAATGCAGTTCGTGCAGCAATGTTGTCATCAGGTATTATACCAGATAACTTTTTTATCATCCGTGAATACGGCATGGCAGGAGAGTCAAGAATCTCTGACATGAGAGACCTAACATATGAAGTTACTTCGATGTTAGATTTTTCTGGAAGTTTCACGTCACCTGTAGGACCGCTTAATAGCTTGGGAATTAGAAGTGATTCTCCAAATGTCGTCAGTTCTTATCTAAGCGGTTCAAGAACAGAAATTGGCTATCCCTTTATTAAGGGCACATTTGTCGATGTTACTTCGTATCCTCCCCACGGAATATCGGACAATGCCAGTGATGGCCTCTTCACATCAGGTTCATTCTCAATTGAAGCGTCCTATGTGTTTGATAAGAAATATTCACATCCACCCAATCAGAGCCTCTTTAGACTTCTGACTACTGGTAGCACAGCGCCATATTACCATCTAATTGGTAATATGATGTATGATCAGCAGGATGACGTATCAGGGAGCCTTACGTTTGTTTTAGGTGCCTCATCTGAGATTCCTACTAACGCGCCTGATCCATTAAGATTAGTGTTAAGTGGCGTCAATCTTTTTGATGGAGAACGTTGGACGGTCGGAATTGAGCGGGATAGAGATGACAGGATTGGAAATCTCACCTCAAGCTATACGCTAAGATGCTCACGTCAAGTTGGCGATCAGGTTAGCTTCTTTAAAACATCATCTTTTTACTCGGTAATTGCTTCCTCAGAAAGTGACAATGTTCTCGCCAATGTGTCGCCCACCTATAGCGCCTCGGGTTCATTTGTAGTTATCGGTTCACAAAGCTTGGGCACATCAACTCAATTTTTGAATTCTGAGACAGGATGTACATCATCTAACTTCACCGGAAAAGTCTCACACATCCGATTTTTCTCGGCCCGTTCAGGTGACACACCTTTCATCGAGCATAGCAAAAACTTTGCCAACATGGGGACAAACAATCCTGAGTTAGGATTGGGATTTGATCTTGTTCAGACGGGTGCATTTAATCGTCTTCGAATTGACGCATCCTGCGATCAGGCAACAACCTCATCAGACGGTTCAGGTAATATTAGAATATTTGATTTTAGCCAGAACGATCTTCACTTTAGCGGATCTGGTTTTGAGACAAATAAAGAAGTCATTAAGCCTTATTTGACATCGATTAACCGTGTTTCACCAAGATTCGACCTACTTCAAGTCAACAATAAAGTTAGAGTTAGAGGTCTTGATAACCCGTCTGAGACAGATCCTGACTATGTAATTTCCGGTCCTGTTTATGAAATTTATGACACAGATGAGATCATTGACGATGTTAGATTTGGTATTGAGCATTCTATTGTCAAGGCATTGAATGAAGACATTATGACAACTGTCGGTGATTCACAATACATCGACAACTCATTGGGCCAACCCGTAGATCTTTTCAATGATTCTTATTCTAATTTTGATCATCTAAATCAAGTCTATTTCAATAGACTAACAGGCAAGATGGATTTTATGAGAACGTACGATGTGTTTAGATGGGTCGACATCGCACTGACTAATCTCGTTGAATCAATTCTTCCAAAACGTACGAAATTTATGGGTATCAATTATGTAATTGAGTCACATATTCTCGAACGTGGAAAGATGAGATATCGTGGAAGTGAGTCATTTATGTTAACAACACCGGGATCATTTGAAGCGGCAGGTGAAACGCCTTCTGCTGTAGCACGTGCTTCTTCAACGGTGACATCGTTCTTAATATCAGTGAAATCATAATCACTTTAAATTCTGGTGATCTGCGGTGAGCCGCTATCTCACATATTTACTAAGGGTGGCATTGATAAAATTTCACCTTAGAAAGAGCTGAGAATAACTTGTCATTCGTTCCAAACAAATCAGGCTACGGCGTTGAAATACGGTATGGGCGCGACATAAAGAAGAGAAATAATCTCGTCTTTATATCATCGGGCCAATGGGCCGAGATGGGTGCCGATGGATTAATTGATCAAGAAGTGGCTCCTTTAGTGATTGGTGAGCTTATTGATCCGCTTGATTATGAGCCCTATAATGAACAAAATGGTATTTTAACACCTGCAGAGATTTTAAATTCTGATGTTCTGTCTATATCCACAACAATTGATTATCAAGAAGATGCAAACAAAGATGGAAGAATAACCGTATTTTTCCCATCTGCTAGAAGCTATGTTGCGCAAGAGGAAATTCCATTTCAATCTCGCGGGTTTAAAGCAGAAAATGAAACAGTTCTGGGTTATAGCACTGGAATAATTTTTGATCCATTTTTTGATGGTGGGGGTTCAAGTTTAGGAATTACGAAAGAGGGATATTATGGTTCTGAGGCCCAAGTTAAAATGACTTTTATAGATAGAGATTTAACTGATGGTCTCGGATTTGTCATAGACAATGATGATTTCGATTCGGATTACCAGACAGGTGCATTTGGAACACCTCTCTACTCATCAGAATTTGGAACAGATTCAATTGCCTATGCTGGAATGACGAAATGAGCAAGAGCAAATTCTTAAACGTCTCCCCTCGAGTCTATATCCGTCAGCGTGACTCTGTCAATATTCTTCCAAGAATTCTAAGGACAGGATACCAGAATGAATTGGGAGATGAAACTAACAAGTTTGATGATGGTGAAACTGTCATCTTCGAAGACAATCAGACAGTTTTAGCTCCCTATATGATCCCATCGGGATCTGCTGCCCTTTCTGGTTTTTTTACGGGCAGCTTGTCTTTAACAGGACCAATCACGGATCGTGCATCTTATTTTGACAAAGCTGTCGATAATGATCCTATTTTTCCGTTCAAAGAGAGATTTAAGACAATATCGGAAACTTCTTTTGATGTAGGCTTTCCTCAAAATGAGTATCCTGGATTTTCATCTCCACCATCTGATAAAGCCGCTCTTGTCTTTGATATGTCGTCACCTAATGATTTTAACCTTACAAAACTTAAATTAAGTGATTCGTTAAGAGATCCAACAGGGCCGCTCTATAACCAGCGTGCATCTGGATTTGCGTACTATAATCATGCTAATAAAACTTGGAATGACGTAGGAATAGAAGATCGTGCGTCCTCAGCAGCAATTGATTATGATCCCATTTTTAACTTGGATTCAACCTCACTTGCTAGTGCTGAGAACTTAATAAATGGCAATGAAAATTCATTTATGGGACAATTTACAAGTAGCCCATATGCGCTTGTAACAGAAACATTCTATCAGCCTCATACTATTGATGCTTTAAAATCTCGAGGATATCATAAAATCGGAGAACCCACGAGTTTCTTTGGTGCGCCTCATTCTCCTCGTTATCATGCAAAGGAAAATCAATCAATAAAATTGAGTGACTATATAACAGCGCCCTTTGTTGTTGACAGAATTGAAGCAAAATTTCCTGTTTTAGCAAGGAGAACTCAAACGCCGCCTCCAGGTGGCCCTCCATATGCAGGCGGATTTGCTAGAGACATTGATAATTATGTCTTTTTTATTTATGTTCAAAATAGAACAAATGTAACTACAGACTCAACACATGATGTTTCAAGTAGCATTAGATATCTCATTGGGAAAGAGTCTTTCTGTTTCAGCAATCAGCAGACACTAAATGAAGCAATCCCTAATTTAAAACCCATTCATGATGTTTCACAATCTTTCTTTATTAATATGGGAAGCTATGTAGGTGCATCAATCTCACTTGGAACTGACGTCTATCTTAATTTTAGGCCAAAAACTTTCAATCAAGAATTTGGAACAACATCAAAGCTTGCAGGAAGAGGAGACCCCGCATTTGGTCCTGATGTTACGGGAAGTGTGAATATAAGACACTTTTATCGTGGAGGTCAATACGCATCGGGCAATCTTGCCATCCCGCATTTGATGGACAGTACATACAATCTAAATGCAAGAATTGAATCATTTAAACCTGTTGAAAAATTTTCTGACCCAAGCCCAAGATCACTTATCACGTCATTTTGGGAAGGAACGCCATCCACATTCGTTTCAGGAAGTGGATTCAGATCACCTGGCGTTGATACTGCAACCGTTTCCTTGATTGATTCTTCAAGAGAAACACCGATTGTTCTCTTTCCAGATGATGAATTAATTTTTGGCATTGAATCTGGTGCCAATTCTGTAATGATCAATCCTAACCCAAGAGATTCTGGGAGGGGAGGTCAGGAATATGATGTTTTAAATGTAACAGGATCACGTCTCCAGATACGTGCCGGAACAGGCTATGTTATTCTTTACGGATCGATGATTAGTGATAAGGTCGAGTCTCTTCCATCACTAAATCAGTATCTTGGTTCTGATGCCGTTCATGAAGACATACATGAAGCGGGTCCTTATGATCAATTCGATGTCTATGCAAAAGAGATTCTTTCAGCATCATATGTTGATGGATTTTTTACCGGAAGCATATTTGATGGGACGCGTAAACGCGCCTTCTTAAAGACATCTTCATCTGATCTCAATTCAGGATCGATTCAGAGAAATGTGAAGCATGTCGATAGTCAGCGGATATTTTACGATTCACTTATTCCCCAGATTACAGAAATCTCTGGGGGGTTAGCACAAACAAGTTATTCAGAAGTTATTAATCCATCTTTACTGACTATTTTTGAGACAATTGGTCAAGGATTTCCATTTGACAACAATAGATCTTCATCTACGATGCTAAAGAGAAATTTCACTTATGAAGGCACGTCAGGAACAGCAAGATTAAAAAATATTTCTTTAAGGTTGGTAAATTCTACTGGAATGATTTCGACAACGCTGACTGGCGATGATGCAAAATTTGCGCTCTACTATAACGGTAACTTTAATTCCAAGTCATTTAAAACTAAAAATTACACAGGTGCGGCATCACTTCGCTACGGTCTGTTGAGTCCCCGTGTCGCTAACCCTTCCTGTGTCTTTAGACGTGATAGATTCGGCCAAGTTCGTGACATGATTGAGCAATCAAGAGATTCAAAGACTCTTGTCACAATTGATGGAAAAGACACAGTTAATAGATCGATTGTTTATGCGACGTTTGTTAGCGCTTCATCCGATTTAGCAGTTGAGCCAGAGACAACACAATGTAGTAATCTTAGTTTTGAGTGCACATCATCAATTCCTTTTATTGATGACAACACTGTTCATAATAGAGGAGCACTACCTCTCTATGCTGTTGCATTTGGACCGAATAATCTGATCTTCGGGGTTACTGGGAGCTTTGGGTATCAATAATTACTATTGAGGACCTGATGGGCATCCTTGATCCAAAGACCAGAATTCTAGATGTTACATTGACGCCGAATGGGAGAGCAGCTCTTGCGCGCGGCGGCCTTAATGTAGCATATGCATCTTTTACCGATGGGCAGACGTTCTACGATCCGGCTAGTATCACGGGTTCGTATGACACAGCCACAGATCGAATATTTTTAGAAGTTCCCTCTTCATTACCGCAAGATACACTGGCACTCGTGACTGATGATTCAGGTGATCTAATACCAGCTTCTGCGTTTGGGACAGACATCGACGCTCGTGGAACGTTATATGTTTCATCCATTTCAGGAAAAAATCCCGTTACAGGATATTCGACAGGAAATGGATTTTCATCTGCGGTCGACAACATTGTCAATATGTTCCAGACATCATTTGAATACAATTCAATAATTGGAACTCGCCCGCCACTTGACTCGGATACATCATTTGAGATTGTTCCAATTTCAGGAACGTTTTCTATGGATGGTGTAGCTGGTGATCTTCCAATTTCAGAAATTGATACTGCTGATTCTTTGTTTTTTGATAAACGATTTGCTAATCTTCCTCAATTTAAATTTTTGCCACCCACAGTTTCATCTGGGGGCACTTCAAGATTGCTTGGAAAATATAGAAACATAAAACGATTTAATCAGTACACGTATGAAGATTTAAAACGTGATGTCTTCGGAACTGATAGAAATCCTATCAAAGAAAGAAGAGATTTTGATATTGAGAGATCTTCTCTTTCAAATGATATTGTCATGCAGATGTATGAGATCACAAATGATGGTGTCGCAAAGCTCGATGCTGTCGATTACGGTGAAGTAATAGATTATTCAGATAAAGAGCATCAGCAAAAGAGAATCCTATTCTTTGGCAAAGTTTTTGTTGATAATTCAGAAACTGCGACATTTATTAATCTTTTTACCGTGGTAATCGACTAATGCTTTATACGTCAAAAAATGCTGTTCCACGGTATGCAGTTCTTCCTGCAAAGTCAGCTATTCAAATAGTTGATCACAAGACAGTCGATCAAAAAACATCATTTATTTATTCAATTCCCATTACGATAGATCAATCTGTCATAGGCCAGATTGATGGTGACCTCCAAATTCGCGGATTTCTTGGTCAAAAACGAAAAGAGAAGATAGTTGTCAAAAAATCTGTTGCTATTGGCGAAAACATTTTCAAGAATGTCAATAGACAACGTATGAATCAACTTGCAGATAGAAAGTTTGATAAAAAGTTTTTTGTTAAAAAGTTTATTGATAGGCCAGATTTTTCACTGACCACCATTGATTTCCAGGTCGAGATTCCATCGGAGGACATTGACAATATATTCACAATTGAAATTGTGAATATAAAAACAGATGGAAGTATTTTTTCTGTTGATTCAATAGAAATTGATCATGAAACAGTTCTTAAAAATTATGATTTACCTAACCAGGATTTCTATTTTACAACCACAAGAATGAATGGAAGGAAGATTTTTGCTGCCGCTTCAACGAGTGATAATGTCACAGGTGCTTTTAAGTTTTATCTGAAAAATGATGCCTCAACAAATTTTCTTAGAAAAGATTTTGAAAATTTGCAGGTAGTTCCAACTGACACCTCTAACAAATCAACTGCCGTATTTGATGTTCCTGATAACGACCAATGTTACACTGTCTTAGCTCAACCTGTGTCACGTTTTTACCAGCAAGAGCTTGGGAATTTTCGTCAAATTGAGGCAGGATTCGTAAAGAATGTAAAGCAGATTCCATTCTATATGTCAACAATTTCCGATAAAGAAGTCTCTTTTAGAGCACGAGGAATGGATTCGTCTATTACCCGAATCATCCTGTATAGACAACTGCTTCCAAGCGGTTATCGTGAGATTGTTGAATCGGTTTCGAACGTAGGAAATAGCGTCGTTGTTACCGATAAAAAACGAAATCCACAATACGACTTTATCTACTCTATTGACTACATTGGAACAGATGGAGTTTTGTACACAAGCCCATCAGAAGTTTTTGTTCCTTCTTTAAAACTTGATTCTCTTGCATCAATAGCTGTTAGTCGTATTAGTGATGAAAATGATGAGCAAAATCAAAATATTGTGTTTGATGCTAGAGTCTCATATAAGACATCTTCAATAGTTGATCAAATTGTCAAAGATCTAAAAACGCTTGGTCTTGAAAATCTTCTCTCAAGCGAACTTGAGAAGACGACAAACAATCTTAAGCCCCTTATAAGAGTTCTCGTCACCCAGGTTTCTTTGGTTACAGGGGTAGAGACATCTGTCGGAATTTTTGAACCAGGTATCATCAAAATTTCCACAAAGGATGTTCAATCAAATAATTCGATTTTTAGATTTGAAGTTGCTGTACGATCTGTGCCTGAAGCACTTGAGAATATTACGGCAGCCCAGAATTTTATTTCAACAAACGCTTATGATCTTAAAAGCGATGTTGATCTTTCATCTAAGCTTATTGGCAACAAGGTAAAATCAGGGCAGACAAGCTATAGTGCAAAATTTTTTACTAAAAACTCGATTAGAAACTCTTTGTTACGTTATGGAACAGCATCAAATCTAAGCGATATCTCTTTTTACGCAGGAAGGACGGGAATATTTTATGACGTCGCCGTTGGGGGAGTTGGCAATAGCGATGTAAAAATCACAAATGTCAGTTTCTTACCTCTAAGACAAGGTAGTTATGTCATGTGGTCAATTTCTGGCAATAGTCGTGAAATTGACTTATTTGAAATAAATGCAGATGGAACGATATTTTACAGTTATCCCACAAGTAAGTCGGTTCAAGTATTTCATCTTGGAAATTTGAATCCTAAAAGAATAGAGGTAACTGCCATCATCGATGATGAAAGAATCACATCAGGAAAGGTTGAGGTTCGTTAATGCCGATAAAAACACCATCATTTTCAAGTCTAGTAGTCAGCTCGGAGAGCGCAGGTTCTATCGGTGATATCTCAACTGAGATAAAAAAGACACCTAAGTCGATTAAAGAAAAAGGGTCATCCAAAAAAAGATCATCCCGTCGATTGACTAGTGCGACAGCTGTATCATCAACTGTCACATATGGCTCGACGAATACTGTCTATGAATTTGATTCAACATACTATGATTTAGAAATTACGGGAAGTTGCGTAACAAGTGCATATCCTGTTATCATTGCTACACTACCTTTTAAAAATCTATATGAATCAGGTGATCTATCAAATTTTGGAAGTCTTTATGAAATACAAAATGAACTTAGAGATGCCACCATCATAAAGGCAAATCAGTTAGTTACCAATTATTTGAATTCATCTCAAACAGTTTCAGCGTCTTTAGAAAAAACAAGCAGTGAAAACTATACAAAATATACAGTCATCACAAGAAGTGTTCCACAAATTTTAAATTACAAAGAAGATCTAGTTCGAACTACAGAAATTAAGACACCATCTGACAGTCAGAATGACAAGATAGACACCCTAACATCGACAACTACAGCCGACGCAGCTGGTCCCAGTCTAACGTCAACGAGATCAGTTGTCCCCACGTCATCATCGGTCACAACTGCAACAGCACCTAGCATAGGATCGTCTACGTCATCTTTCCGATCCACGACAACAGCAACTAGTGCTGTAGCCACATCAAGTAGCACAAGCGGGACAGGTGGTAATATCTCTGTTGTGTATGTTGATGATGACATTCAAAAATACGAATCAGGAACAGACATCCTTGAAAAGCTCTCAGAAAGACTTTTGGGAGAAAATCGTCCTGTACAACAAAAGACAACGCGCCAATATCAGCTTTTAAAAGCTGCAATCTCTCAAGTGACTGAGGGCATAAGATTTAATAACATAGAATATTATGATTTTTATAAGAGTCCATATGCAGAACTTGTTCCGTTCGAAATTTCATCAATTTACCAGGTAACATCAAAAAAGATTTCTGCGTATCCAGGTTTTCTCTTTGCTAAAAAGACACTTGATGATGCAGCTGAGGTCATTAGTAATGACTATTTGCCTACATCAAGATATTCAAATTCTAAAGGATCTTCTTTTTTAGATGGTCTAAACAAATCAGGATTATTTTATTCTGGGAAAGTAAGCAAAGACTCATCGGGTAAATTTTACATTCCGGATGGCCTCGATGCGGCAGGGAATTTTGTCAATTTAAACAATACGGGCCTTATTGAGAACAGAACGACACCCAGAATCTTACCCGTCCTTTCTCTTAAAAGTGATCTTTATACTCAGGGTTTTATTGATCAAATTGCTCCAGTACTTGCTGCAGAGATCACTGAGGCGGTTAATACCTATCCAAAAATTCCTAAGTCAATTGATCCATACGCACAAGAACAGATAACAGTTACGTCGACAATTGGAGACGACATCAGATTCATTACTGAAAAGTCTGATGGTCAAAAATTATATCTTTTTGACAATGCAATTTTAAGCAATCAAAACGAGGATGCATCACCAATCTCATCAATTATGCTGTATGATATTGATGAAATAGAAAAATTGAGATCTGATCTTGATAATCTAGTTTCTTCATTGGAAAGTTTTTCTTCATCAAGAAAAACACAGATCTCAAATCAATGTTCAATGACAATTTTGTCAATCTTTTATCAAAAGATTTATGAATTTTTTACTAAAACAATCCTGGGTACTGGAAAGGGTGACATCTATACAGCGATTAGGACACTAATGTTCATAATTGCTGCAAATGACCAATTTTCAGCAGGCAAACTTTTTAGAATCATCTTTGACAATGAGAATGAAACGTCGAATATGATTGCTCGAGGCAGTTCGCTTAGCTTCTCTGGTAAAGAAAAAGATGTTATTAAAAATCTCTTCTTTACGGGCGCCAAGCTAGCAACAAGTGATTCGAATAGCAGTTCAGCAATCAAATACGGAAAAGAAATTCTATATGACGTTCCTAAGACGACATATTCTAAAAAACAAAATGAAGAAACTAATACATTTTTAAAGAATCTGTACTCTACAAAGAGCGAATTCCAGACAATTTGTATCCAAGCTGTCAATAATGTTTTAGATTGTTATCCTGCTGTAAAGGATGACAAAAAATTAGTTACTAAATTGAGATTGGGCTTTTTTACAATGTTGCTCTTCTATCTAAAAAAGATTAGAGTCAAATCTTTATTAGAGATTACTTTTGACGCTTATGAAGCGGCTGCAAGCAATGGCTCAAGCATGTCCGACCAGGGTTTTGGGACAAGTGTTGCAGAGAATCTGGATAATTCTAAAGTTGAGATTGAAACAGCGATGACGTGGAAAGAAGCAGACGTTCTTTTCATGTCTGACTGCATTGTTGAATCATTTAACAACATCTCAGCTGAAAATTTGAAATTTGAAAATTTTAAGAAAAAGATAGGCTCAACCCCGTCAGCAGAGCAGTTAAAAGTTGCAAGTGCTCCCTGTTTTAGAACTGTTAGATCGTCAATTAAGAACGTCCTGCAAATCTCGCAAGATATTAAATCTCTTCTTGCCTACCAGATGACAGTTCTGAGGGCTCAAATTGCTGCATGTTCTTCAATTAGCGTCCTATTTGAAAAATTGATCAACATCTATGCGGGTGACAAGGCAAAAGTATCTTTGATCTTGAGAAGATATGGGACACTTGAGTCTGTCATAGAGCTCCTCTATCAGGCAGAAAGAAATCGTACTTTGATACCTGGTACTGAGATCACGTCAAACGCAACACGATCTGAAAATTATCGTTCTATAGTGAAGATGGCATTTAAGAACTATCTTCCAAAATCGGACGATATATCACTGGCTATTGTCGGCTTACCTTATGGACATCTTGAACGACTTCGTCTTTCACAAAATGAGAGAAATTTTTATTACAATTGTCGACTGTTTGGCGACAATAGCAAAAATTATGATGAAAGTATGAATTCTATTGATTTTAACTTTCCATATATTAGATCATCTAAAACGAATCGACCAAACGCTGCGGGGCCTTTCTTATCTCTTTATACAAATCTTTACGATGATTTTAGTTCATCAAGAATTGTAGAAAGCATGCAAGATAGTAGCATTTCTCTTATGAAGATCAACGAGGCAATTTCAGATTTTGACGTCATTGAGAGAAGTGAAGTTAATACGTCAGAGCAGTCAATTGATTTTCCTGCGGAAATTATTCAAGCAGCATTACAGTCATTCATAGAGGACATTTACGGAATTTATCCAAGATATGCGTCATTTAAGGGGCAGATCGGCGGTTCATACCCAGAAGAAAAGATTGCTGATGATGTTTTAATGTTTAACGGAATTAAGAAAGATACAACAGAAGAGAAATTACTCTATTCTCGATTAAAATCGACTATCATGATGCATCGTTTATTCTTGACGACAAGGATGATTGACCAGGCAGAAGCATCGCCTCTGTTTGACAAAATACATTACTCCTTAGTTGATGGAAGTAAGTTCAAAGATGTCATCACAGAATTCTATGCCAAGGTGGATGTATAATGTCAGCTTACACAACAGACATAGACACGTTCGTAGCGTCCTCTTCTGTCAGTATTCCGTTTTACCAATTAACGCTACCTAAGACAGAAAAAATTAAAGGTCGCTTCATCTACAATTACTACACAAGAGATGAGGGAATCTCGGAAACAGTGTCACTTGATGCTGTCGACGCACAGACAGATGAGTATGACTTTATTGTTGAGAATTGGGAGAATGGAACATATCCACGACAAATTGAGATCAAATTTGGCTCAAGAGACGCATATAAGAAAGAGACGCTTGCCGTTGGAACAATAGCAGCAGCTTCGAATGATTCAAAAATAATTTTTGAAGATGCGCCATTTGATACAAGGTTTTCTAGCGTTTTAGTACATGACACATCAATTGATGAAAAGATCTATAACATAATTTCCGGATCAACACCCAAAAGAACAAAATTATCAAATGACATCTTAAATGTGGCAAAATTGCAATCAGCAGGCCATAGATTTTCAAAAGCTGATGCAAGAGAGCAAGTTGAGAATCTTTACAGCGCAGATATTAAATCTGTCAACTTAGGAATATCGACAAATAATCTCTTTTCTTACGACTTGCTTAACACGGTGCAAATATGGCAAGCATCAGCATTTGTCGATGAATTTGCATCTATTTTACCTGATGCTAAAAATGAGCAAGATGAAGAAAGGACCAAGACAGCTAGTGGTTTATTTAGAATCACTGAAAATGAAGTCGATATTGAGTTAAAGAGCATCTCTTCGACATTTGTTAGAGCTGATACGTCTCGTGTTTCATCATTTGGCATCAATTTGGTTTATCCAACACAGACAACAAAAGTTGGTTATATCATAGAGAAGTATGGCGAGCAAGTAGACGGCACAACTTTGCGCTATCCTGACATTGTCCTTGAAGACGCAAGTGCGACGTCGTATACGGATTACGCTGTAAGATACGGCGGAATTTACAAATACAAAATTAGAACTGTTTATAAAACAGTCATTACAACGGCAAATGAATCGGGTCGTGATTCCTTTGAAGGATTCAAGATTAGCTCTGTTCTTGTTGCATCCACAGGGGTCTTTACGACAGTCAATTGTGAAGAAAGAATCCCGCCTCTCCCACCCAACAATATTTCATTTCAGCAAACCCTCGAAGGTCTTTACATTCGCTGGAATTTCCCTATAAACACACAGAAGGATATTAAGCGCTTCCAGATCTTTAGAAGACCCAACATCCAGCAGGCATTTTCTCTTGTTAAAGAGATAAATTTTGATCGAACAATTCTTCCATACACATCAGGTGAAAATGTCCCTGTTGAAAAAATCATTCGATCAAAAGGCCCTGTTAAACACTACATTGACGATGAGTTTAAAAATATTGACAGTGATTACATTTATGCTTTATGTGCCATTGACGCACATGGGTATTCATCAGCTTATTCTGAACAATTTCGTGTCAGATTCGATAAGCTAACAGGGAAGATTCTTATTTCAAGAATATCACCCGAGGGTGCACCAAAACCTTATCCCAATGTCAATATACAGGCCGATTTCTTCAGTGATATTATAAAAGATAGCGGTCATAGTCGGGTTAGAATTTATTTTGATCCTGAGTATCGAAACGTTACACTTGATGGATCCAATCTTAATCTGATATCGACAACAACAACTGGTCAAGTTACTTACAAACTTAATATGACTGAGATTAATCTGGGTCAAAGTCAAACAATTAATATTGTCATTGGTGATGAAAAGGTTACCGCAAATGGGATTCCTGTGAGCATTGCGAGATTTTACACAGCAGATTGATTTTAACAGTGCATCCTGGAGAAAGATATTTAGATAGCGAGGTTTCTAGAAAATGGGCTTTCTTGATCAAAGCACGAACAACATCATACTTGATGCTGTTTTAACAGATGCTGGACGACGACTTTTAGCTTCGCAGGGACGATTCGTCATCACAAAATTTGCTTTTGGTGATGATGAAGTTGACTATGGTGTCATTGAACAATATGGGCGTACGGTCGGAAAGGAAAAGATCGAGAAAAATACGCCTATTTTTGAAGCTGTGACAAATCCAAGCGTTGCTCTAAAGAGCAGCCTTGTGAGCGTCTCAACTGTCTCTAACGTCATCACGTATCTTCCAACAATCGCCATTTCACCAGTGGGCACACTTTCACTAAATTTTGCCAGCAAGGCATCACAGACGGTGAATGTTGAGCTTTCAATTGAAGATGGTTTCTCTTGTCCCCCCGAATTAATTGATGATGACTTCATTGTCATGGTTGATAATCGATTCTTGCGTTCATCAACAGCAACCGTCTCTACCCCTACATCAATTTCATCGATGAATGTTGCATCTTATACATTCCCAGCAGATGCAACTTCTTCTACGAATCCACTTTCACGTCTCTCTTTCACATTGACGCCACAGTCTGTTCCCCTTGCAACACAGCAGGCATATCAGATTCCTGGAACGACTTATATTTCTACCTACGTCAGTGTTACGGGTAGAAATTCAGGGAATCGCACAGACATTCGGGTCAATATCACAACCGCCTGATAAGGATAGAAAATGCCAGTTTATAAGGGATTAGGCCCTAAAGATATCAAGACAGCCCGTTCTTTCTTAAATCAGCTTGTCGATGTCGTTCAAGAGAATGTCAGCGGCTCAGCTACTAGAAAGAGTTACGAAGTATTCGTTTCGGGATCGGGAGCAGCTTCGATAACATCGTCGCTCTTTCAGACAGTCTTTGATCAGGATTTCACACTTGCGACAGCAAACGAGATTCTTGACGTCTCATTTGGCCTTTATGCATCAAGCAGTATAGTGACAGGTTCTCCTGGTTATAGCGTTGATACAGCAGGCAAGCTATTATTTGCATCTAATACAGCAATGATGAGAGAGAAAGTGCAAATCTATAAGCAGTTTGCACAGACACTCTTAGGAAGCAGTGATTCCCAGTTTACGTCACCTTTCACAGGCGCCTCAACAAGCGATTACATTGACGCTGCTGTTTTCCTTCCTATCAAGCGACTTTTCTCTCGTGATGGTATTAAGCCACAGACTTTCGCTATGAAGATGTTCCAATCTGCTGCGCTTGATGGAGCAAACACGCCCGAGGCCTCAGCATATGAAGCAACAATTGTGAATGTCTACACGGGAACTAATATCGATTATCCAGCCGCATCGGGTTCTATTATTATTACAGATGCCGGAACTGGTGTAACACCAGCATACACGTACGGTGGGACAGTAGGCAATCTCGTCAATTCATCAGATACGACTCAGGAACTTGGCCTCATCTTCTACGACCAAGGAATCGTTGTTCTTGACGCGAATAAGGTGTTTTTCTCAAATCAACATATGAGCGGCCTCATTAGTGCAGCAACGGGTGCTGATACTGTTGCTGGCATCACAACTACGGCAGGTTCAACTTTTATTGGTAGAACTTGGACATCGGCAAACTCTTCTGCCAAGTTCATTCCCGACTTTGTCGTTTCAGCATCGATGGACGATATCGTCAATCACATCGCATCAGTTCGATTTGGCAATTCAGCAAATACAGCCGATACATCAATCACTTTCCAGAATATCACGACAATCAACTCAACGCTTGTCTTCTGTGAGGCGGCTGCTGATGAATTCAACTACTCAGCAAATCCTTCATTCACGGACAATGATGGTCGTATTGTTGTGATTGATGAGGGTGCAGAGACAACGCAAGACTCCTTCACATTCATCACAACAATCGGATTGTATGATGCTGCAGACAACTTGCTTGCTGTCGCCAAACTTTCACGTCCTGTTGAAAAGAATTCTCAGAAGAAGCTTTCGTTCAGAGTTAGATTAGATTACTGAGGGATTATGTCAGTCATTCCTGTTAGTCCCGATTTAATCGAGGTGACGACGCTGCTCTTGCAGCCAAGTCAGTCTTTCTCGTCATCATCATCTGGGCTAACAGGAAGTATCCGTCTAGCTTCGAAGCCAACCCAGTCGATATTGGCACTTGATCCTTATAAATCGGGTTCTATCTTCGTCGAAACTTCAGGGGTCACATCTGATAGTGATCTGCTTTACTCTGCATCCCAGGCGTACATTGCTGGTGTTCAAGATATTAGCGGATTAATTTCGTCTTATCTGACACAAGTAAGTGACTCTGCTGTTGAGCGGACGCAATTTCTTACGACGTCTCCAACAAGATTTACTTCATCTAATTTTGTACTTGAACCTTCTTTTAATATCACAACTGGTGAAGCAAAGGTTCCAGTAGATTATAACGAATGGACAAATTTGCAGAGAAGAACGCTTAGAAGCGTCTTAATTCCATCTCAAATTGTCGAAAATCCGCTATCTTCATATGGTTATGTCAATTATCATAGCCTAAATTTTCTTTCATCAAACAATTTCTCAACAGGATCGGGGATAATTTATCCCAATTTTCCCAATGCTTTGGGCAATCGAGATTACACGCCTGATAATGACTTTACGATTGATTTCTTTATTAAGCCTAAAGCACAACTAGAAACAAGCGGAATCTATAATCCAGGGACTATTTTCCATTTATCGTCTTCTATTTGCGTTTCATTGATTAGCGGTTCTGAACTGGGAATTGATCAAAAACCAGAATCTTTTAGGATACTTTTGCAGTTAAGTCGGAGTGCCGATATTGCTCCTTCGTTGATCAATCCAACACTACTCCCGCTTTCAGCACCTAATGATTTAATCTTTACATCTGATGATATTCTTAAAAGAGATTCATGGCATAGAGTCACTATTAGGTGGGGATCATCTACTAGAAGCTATGGATCAGGCTCAATTAAGGTAGATGACGCTTCATACTCATTTAGCGCGAACTATGCTAGCATCTCAACAAAAGTTTCAAATGACGCGCTTGTTATTGGCAACTATTATGATTCTGGTGATAGAATAGCAAAATTTTTTAATAGTCTTGCAAGCGTTGAATATGGCACCGAACAAGATCCCATATTCGGGACCGCAGATCCCAATAACTATAAATTTGCACATCAACTCAACGCAGAGCTTCATCATCTATCTCTTTTCAAGAGATATCTTGGTGATCAAGAATTATTAAAAATTAATGATCTTTATCCTTCGTCATCGGACACGAGGGGCCCCAGCTTTTTTGTTGCACCCTTTTTTACATCATCCGTAGATCTTTATAAGACGTATGATACGCCTACAATACGATCATTACGGACAACTGACAGCCCATTTTCATACCAGTTATCAGCAGGCTACAATGCCTACTATTTAAATCTTCAAAATTTTACAATAGACTTTTCAAAGAAGAAACAACCTCGTCTAAATGGTATGAGTGAGGGTAGCACAATCACTACACCATTTGATTCAAGATACGACTCAGTTGACAACCTTTTAATGAGTCAATCGATCAATAGACGAAGAAATTTTTCCATTTTGCCCTGTGATGATGGTAATTTTTCTCCTGACTTTAGCGTCATCAAGGATGATACAAGATTCCAGATTGTAGCAGGTCGAAAAGATTCAATGTTTTTGTCACTTGAATCGCTTGTACCATCAGGAACTTATATTCCAGGTGCCGAATTTTCAGATTTCTCATATGACGGGACTGATTGGCCGTATTTGCCACTTTACCAAGATAAAAATTATCTTTCTAGAACAACCACTAGAGTTGATAATAGCTCGAATCGAGTCACTATCTTTTCGATTCCAAATGCCTACTTTTTGAATCGCATCGTTCCCGGTTCATTTGTGATAACAGATCCTAACGTTTCAGGTTCTGGCGGTCTATCTTTCACATTAAAGGACGATGGCAGAGGGAATCTCTATCGCGCTGACGCCAAAACGGGGCACGCAAAATGGAATCGCGTGGGTGCCATCTTCTATCCCCAGGGTATCGTATCGATTTTGTCTCCACATCTTCCCTATTTTGGAAAGAATGCATTTGAGATGACATTTAGAGGAGAGGTCAGAAAATCAGTTGCTAATTACACAGTTCCTGCCACAGCAGGTTCAGTGAATACCTCTTACAATCCCACGTATAAGCAATTTCCACCCACCCAGCTTCGTTCTGAGCAAGCTGATGATTTCGTTTATATTACAGGCATTAACTTGCACGACGAAAATCTTAATGTTATTATGCGTGCCAAGCTCGCCCAAGCAGTTCAAAAACGTGAAGGTGACGAGATTGTGTTCCGTCTAAGATATGACTTCTAAGAAGATTTTAGGACTTGACATTTCAACTTCTTGCACGGGCGTCTGCTGTCTTGATGATAGCGGAAAGATCCAGTTAATTCATCCCATTGTTCTTACAAAGCACAAAACATTTATTGAAAAATGCAATTTTGTGAGGACATCTCTTGAAGAGATTTCAAAATCTCATAAAATTGATGAGATCTATATTGAGCAGAATCTCTCATCTTTTCGTAGAGGTTTATCATCTGCGCATACTATCAATACACTTGCAAGATTTAACGGTGCTTGCGATTTCATAACCTATCAGGTGTTTGGTGTTGTACCCGTGTCGTTAGGTGTTGTGAATGCCAGAAATCATCTTAAGATTAAAATTGATCATAAAGACAAATCAATAACAACAAAACAGAAAGTTTTTAACTGGGTTAGCTGTGTCACTGAGGTTGATTGGCCCCTGAAAAAGACGGGCGAAATCAAGGAGATCTGCTTCGACATGGCAGATGCCTATGTCATCGCGCTAGCAGGTTTAAAGGGTTGTAAAGAATAGCCGCGTCGCAGACAAATTAAGAGTGCAGCCAACTTACACAGAAAAAATTATCTTTGTCGAAAAAACCTTCGGAAAGGGCTCAATCTCAAGAGACGGCAATGATATCGCTGTCTCTTGTCCTATCTGCAAGGACACAAAAAAGAAGAAACTTTCAGTTTCTTTATCCACGTGGAATTTCCACTGTTGGGTTTGCGGGACAAAGGGAAAGACGCTCCTCCCCGTCCTTAGGAAGTTTGCAAGTAAAGATGTAATAAATTTTTACAGACAATCTTTCTTAAATCAGAAATTTGACAAAGATGACACCAATGATGTGCTTGAAGAGCAGAAGTTTGAGTACCCTGATGAGTTTGTTCCACTTGTCAGTGTCTTAGATTCTAAAAACCCTAACATTCGATCAGTCATCTCTTATCTTCGTTCTCGGTCATTGACAGAAGCAGACTTTTACAAGTTTCGTGTGGGTGTCACTCCTGATGGACGCGATCCTCGACGTGCTTATTTTATCTCGCTTGATGATGAGGGTGAAGAAAACTATTTCGTATCTCGTAGTATAGATGATCACTCACGGCAAAGATATGTCAATTCGAATGTCGATAAAATGAAGATCATTTTTAATGAGTGTGACATTGACTGGGATGAGCCGATCGTCTTAGTTGAAGGTGTTTTTGATCAAATTCGTCTTGGAAGAAACAGTGTTTGTCTTTTAGGGTCAAGCTTGCCTGAATCTAGCTACCTTTTTAAGAAACTCGTTGCAAATGAAGCAAGCGTAATCCTTGCGCTTGACAGCGATGTTATTACAAAATCAAACAAGATCGCTGACATCTTGATCAGTTATGGCTGTGATGTCAAAATTTTTCCTCTCCTGGGTGAGAAAGATGTGGGATCAATGACAAAAGAACAGATTGAGAAATCGATGAATGAGCTTGTTCCTTGGTCCAGTAAGACAAGTTTGTTATCAAAGATCAGCATGATAAGAAGTGGGACATTGTTCTGATATTTAGTAATATGACAAACATAAAAGAATTGAGAAACATAATCAGATCAGTCATTCAAGATGATGCGTTGTACAAGCGACGTGATTTGCCCGGTGATCTTGATGATCCTGTCGCAGGTGAAGAATGTGACAGTGATTGCGATTGTGACGATTGCTCGGGTAAAGAAGATTACGTCACTCCAAAATACGCGCTTTACTCAATGATTGAGAGCGCAATTGACATTTACGATAGAATGGAAGATGAATCTTTTGAAGATGATATGATGAATCAGAAGATTTTTAAGATTGCCGAAATTATTCATCGAATGAAAGTTGAATAGTTCTAAAACACGCATTAAAATTGCTTTATGAAGATAGCACATTTTGCAGATGTTCATTTTCGTGGGCTCGCTAGACACGCTGAATACCGTGAAGCTTTCGAAGATGCTTTTAAGACACTTCGCAATCTCAAGCCCGATTTAATCTATATCGGGGGTGATATTGTCCATTCAAAGACACAGGGCATCACACCTGAGTTGATTGATATTCTTAGCTGGTGGTTTAAATCATTAGCTGAGATTGCGCCCGTTGATGTCCTCCTTGGCAATCATGACGGCCTTATTATGAACAAGGGTCGACAGGATGCTGTCTCTCCAATTATTGCTGCACTTAATGACCCACGAATTAGATTATTAAAGCAGTCAGGAATCTATGATACAATTGATGCAAGCGTCAAATTCTATGTTTTTTCACTTTTTGATAGAGATGGCTGGAAAGATGTTAAGCCTGAAAGGGGCACCATCAACATAGCGTTATATCACGGATCCGTTCAAGGTGCCCTTTCAGATACCGATTATGAGCTTGAGGGTGAGACAACGCTCTCATTCTTTGAAAAATTTGATTTTTCACTTTTGGGTGATATTCACAGGAGGCAGTTTCTAAACAAGCAGAGAACAATTGCTTATTGTGGTTCAACTATTCAGCAGAACTATTCAGAAGAACTTGTCAAAGGCTTTCTGATGTGGGACATCAGATCGCGTGATGATTTTGATGTCAATTTTCATCCTGTTAAAAATGTTCATCCTTTTTATACCATTGAATGGTCAGATTTAACCGATGCGCAAGAAGTTATCAAAAGCCTACCTAAGTTTTCAAGAATTAGGCTCGATGTTCGTTCAAAAAACACAGACAAATTAAAGAAATTTTGTCATCAGATTGAAACTGATCTATCGCCGATTGAAATCACTTACAAGACAAATTCAGAGCTTGAAACGACAGAAAATAAGATAATTGAAGCTAACTCAACAATCGATGTCAAACAGGCACTCGTTGATTACATTGTCAATAGAGTTCCTGCCGGCCCTGTGACAGAAGCAGCTCTTTCCAGGCTTGACTATTATCTCTCTTCACGTGAGGGAAGTGATGAATCAATTAGAAATATCAAGTGGGATCTAAATCGTATTGATTTCGACAATCTGTTTGCTTATGGCGAGAACAATTACATAGATTTTCGATCTCTCCCAGGAATCACGGGAATTTTTGGTAAGAACAGGTCAGGTAAGTCATCAATCATCGGGACAATCGTCTATTCTCTCTTTAATACGACAGATAGGGGTAGTCTTAAAAATTTGCACGTCATCAATGCAAAAAAGAATTCCTGTCGTTCTCGAGTCAATCTGTCAATTGCATCAAACAGCTACGAGGTTTTTCGAGAGACGACCAAGAACTTCCCAAAGAAAGCAGACGTGTGGGCATCGACAACCCTGTCAGTCACAAAGATGGGTACTGAAATTGCTGAAAGCATCGATCTTAATGATGAACAGCGACGTGAAACAGAGAAAATTCTTCGAAAAATGATTGGAACTTCTGAAGATTTTTTCTATACGTGTTTGGCGCCGCAAGGCAATATGAATCTTTTCATTGATGAGAAATCGACTGCAAGAAAGCAGATGCTGACACGTTTTCTTGATATTGATTATCTTGAAGAACTGCAAAATCGTGTCAAATCTGATATTTCACCATTTAAGGCAAAGCTCAAGAATGCAAAGTCAGAGCAAGAGTGTCAATCTTTAATTGAAAACTTTGAGAAAAAGATTGAAGAACTCCAGGCAGAAAAAGAGTACTGCCTTAATGAAGCCGATCGTCTCAGGAATGATATCGCTGCAATTGCCAGCAAGATTCCTCAAGATATTGTTAAGAATCGTCGAGATTTAAACAAGCACAAGAATGATAAGAGTAATCTTGAACAAGAGATTGAGCGACTAAAGAATCAGCTAAATGACGAAGAAGAAAAGTCAAGAGGGATTAAAGAAAAGCTTGAAAAAGCCGAATCTGTTCTTGCGGGTATAAATTTCGATGAACTAGAAAAGTCAGCGGATGATCAACGTGTCATCACGCATCAGATTGATGCTGATGAACGTGATTTGAAGTCAAAAAAGCGCGAGCGAGAGATGCTCGCCAAGTCGGTTGAGCTATTAGATAAAGTTCCTTGCATGGGTCAATTCCCCACTTGTCAGTTTATCTGTGATTCACACAAGAACAAGGAAAAGCTTCCTACTATAGACCAGCAGATCGACAATAAAGACCGTTCTATCACGATTCTAAAAAATCGATCTGCTTCTTTAACGGCAAATAATCCCGCAGGTGGTCTGCAAAAAGCCAATAAAATCAAAGATCTGAAGAAAGATCTCAATATTGAACTGAGCAAGCATGAGTCGAAGATCGTTATTGCGTCTGAGAGGTTGCGCAGTAAGCAAGAAGAACACACTTTACTTTCTAAGAAAATTGACGATCTCTCCGAAAAGCTTGTGGGATTAGACGACACTGACGATTCACGTATTGATAAACTTCAAGCAGATCTAAAGAAATTTGAGCAGAAATCTATCACGTGCGCCACAGATATCGGAATTAATTCGGAAAAGATAAACCAGATTAAGACCCAGATGTCAGAGTTGTCATCCGCTCAGGAAACAGTTCGTGTTCTTGAGATACTGGAGGCAGCTTTCTCCAAGAAGGGAGTCCCGCAGGATGTCATCATGCGTGCGCTTCCTAGGCTGAATGCTGAAATTGCTGAGATTCTTGATGGCATCGCAGGCTTCACGGTTGAAGTGGAGTGTGATGACACAAACTCTGTTGAAATTTACCTCAATTACGGTGACAGTCGACGACTCATTGAATTAGGTTCGGGTATGGAAAAGATGATTTCATCAATCGCGATTCGCGTTGCGCTTACGAATATCTCGTCTCTTCCAAAATCTAGCATGTTGATCATTGATGAAGGATTTGGTGCACTTGACGACAATAACCTTGAAGCATGTGCGCGTCTTTTGACAAATCTGAAGAACTATTTCAAAAATATTCTTATTATTTCACATGTTGATGCAATCAAGGACATCGTCGACAATGTTATCGATATCAGCTGGGAGGACGGATTTGCAAAAGTCACATGCGAATAGCGTTGATATGCCCTTCTTTTGCAAGATCTGTGAATTTCCACACGACCTAAGCAGAGATTGGCAGTATTATCAGAAGTTTGAAATGTGTCAGGAATGTTCAATGACCCTCGTCGAAGCACGCCAAGAAGAATGGCGTGCAGGATGGAGGCCTACCCAAGAACAGATAGATATGTATATTGATAGTCGAATGTGTCTGATTAGACACTCAAGAGGTTATGATGCTTAGTATGCAAGAAGTGAACGCGTTAGGTCAGATCCTAAATGACACATGGGGTGCAACATCAACCGTAAAGTCACCAACGTGCTCAATTAAGTGCGTTATGCAGGGTGATGTTATTGTTTTCACTTACACCACTATCACTAATATCGTCATGGGGCTTAACCCGCGTGATCAGGTTCGTGAGCAAGAGCGTGAATCAGTTCAGATGCTCAAGGACCATGTCAAAAATATCGAGAAAGCGTTTAAAGAGTCAACAGGCAAGAAGCTAAATCTAAAAGAAATCGGATCAGATGACTCTGTTGAAATGATTTCTATGTCTCCACATAATCCAAAAAGAACCGCGTATTATCGGAGAAAGTCAGTCTATCAGATCGGTGTCTAGTGACGTCTATTCCACATAAGAATAAGCAGGTCCAAGAAATAATAAGGTGTGGTAAAGATCCATCTTATTTCTTCAATACCTACGTTAAGATCCAACATCCGACCAGGGGTTTGTTGCCTTTTAAAACATTCCCATTCCAGGATGACTGTGTCAAAGATTTTATTGAGAATCGATTCACAGTCGTTGTTAAAGGAAGGCAGCTCGGCCTTTCAACCTTGGTTGCTGCTTATGCAGTTTGGTTAGCGCTTTTTCAGAAAGATAAGAACATTCTAATCATCGCTACGAAACTCCAGGTCGCACAGAACTTCATCAAGAAGACAAAAACCATCCTTAGGAATCTACCACCGTGGTTAATTCTTCCTAAGATCGTCTCTGACAATAAACAGGTAGTGGAATTTAGTCACGGTAGCTCAATCAAAGCTATTCCAACGTCAGATGATGCAGGTCGTTCAGAGTCTCTTTCATTACTAATCGTCGATGAGGCGGCATTCGTTAAGAACTTTGATGAGCTTTGGACGGGTCTTTACCCTACTATCTCGACAGGTGGACGCGCCATTCTACTTTCAACGCCTAACGGTGTTGGCGGTCAGTATTACAAGCTATTCAAGGATGCTGAAGCAGGTATCAATGAGTTTAAATCAATTAAGCTGACATGGGATGTGCATCCAGAGCGAGATCAAGAATGGTTCGATAAAGAAACACGCAATATGTCAGCAAGACAGATCGCACAGGAGTATCTGTGCGATTTCGCGTCATCAGGTGAAACATTCTTGGGTGACGATGACATTAAGTGGGTTTACTCTTGTATCAAGGCGCCCGTTGATCGGATAGGGTTTGATAGAAATGTATGGGTGTGGAAATATCCACTTTCAGAAAGAAAGTATGTGATTTCTGCAGACATCGCTCGAGGTGACAGCAAAGATTTTTCAACCTTTCATGTGATTGATCTTGAAACTGGCGAAGTAGTCGCAGAGTACCGTGGGAAAGTGGCTCCAGATAGGTTCGGTGACCTTCTGAATGAATTCGGGTTACTTTACAATAAGGCACTACTCTGTCCAGAGAACAACACGTACGGGTACGCCACGATCATCCGTCTAAGGGATCTTCATTATCCCAAGATGTACTATCAGAAGAGCACGGCGGTTTATATCGGTGATTACATCCCGGCGGGTAATACAGATCTTGCGGGGTTTAGCACGAGTGGTAAGACACGTGGTTTAATTCTGACAAAACTCGAGGAGTTAATACGAAATAAACAGATCATCACATACTCATCACGTTTTTATGATGAACTAAAAACTTTCGTCTGGCAGGATAATAAAGTTTCTGCTATGAAAGGTGAGAATGATGATCTTGTGATGTCGTTAGCAATCGGAACTTGGTTGTATGATGCTTCTGCTGATCATTCAAAGGGATCCAGCGAAATTAATAAGGCAATGTTAGCAGCAATGTCAGTCAATACTAAACACTTTAACGGAGTTTCGAATAGTATTAGTCAGAACGAGCACATTAGAAACGTCCAGGCAAAGAGAGATCTTGTTACGGGCGGTCGACGACAGCAACAAGGAATGATCCCGCCTGAACTAGCGTGGATCTACAGGGGATAAGATGGCAAAAAATGAAAATATCTTCACTCGATTGACGACCCTGTTTAGGAGCGGCCCAGTCGTTAAACGAAGAGTAAGAGAATACAAGCCGAGCGACACAAGCTCATCAGCATATGAGTTATTCAGGAAGACGCAGAGCAACGTCTACAGCACTGCTATGAGCGCCTACGGTGCTTACGACAGAATGGCAAGATATTCCGATTTTCAAGAAATGGAGTATACTCCTGAAATCGCGAGTGCTCTTGACATCTATTCTGAGGAAACAGTTTCACCGGATGAGAAGGGGAATATTCTTCACGTCTATTCCGAGAACGCCCAGATTCATCGTCTTCTCAACGAACTTTTCTATGACACCTTGAATGTCAATTTCAATATGACATCATGGGTCAGAAATATGTGTAAATACGGTGACTTCTTCTTGTTCAATGACGTCTCACCTGAGCACGGTGTCATCAACGTCTTCCCTATCTCAGTTAATGAAATTGAGCGTGAAGAAGGCTTTGATAAGATGGATCCCCTCGCTGTTCGTTATCGTTGGGTAACCCAGGGTAACCAAGTTCTGCAGAACTGGCAGGTATCACACTTTCGCCTATTGGGTAATGACGCTTTCTTACCATATGGCACATCAGTTCTCGAGGCAGCTCGACGCATTTGGCGCCAGATGATTCTCGTCGAGGACGCGATGCTTGTCTATCGTATCATTCGCGCGCCAGACCGGAGAGTTTTCTATGTTGACGTCGGTAACGTTCCACCGGAAGAAATTCCTAATTACATGGAACAAGCCCAGTCAACTCTCAAGAAGAATCAAGTAATCGACAGAGGAACAGGTCGTGTAGACCTTCGCTATAATCCAATGTCAGTCGACGAGGATTACTTCATTCCTGTTCGTGGCGGTCAGTCAGGAACAAAGGTTGAAAACCTTGGCGGTGGCACGAACGCAGCAGCAATCGAAGATGTCCAGTATATCCAGAAGAAGCTCTTTTCAGCGCTCAAAATACCCAAGGCATATCTTGGCTATGATGAGGGCTTGGGCGCAAAAGCGACATTGTCTCAGGAAGACATTCGTTTCTCACGTTCTATCAATCGCATTCAGCGGACAATCATCTCAGAGCTTAATAAACTCGCGATTGTTCATCTTTACTGCAATGGGTTTGATAGTCACGATCTTCTCGATTTCGAGCTTAAGTTGACAAATCCTTCTACGATTGCTCAGCAGCAAAAGCTAGAACTTTATAACACAAAGTTCACAATCGCGCAGTCGGCTTCGGGTATAGAGAATCTTGTCAACAAGAAGTGGATTAAGAAGAATATCTTTATGATGTCTGATGAAGAGATTGAGCAGATTGAAGAGGGTCTCTTTGAAGATAAACACCTCTCACTGAAGCTTGAAGCAGTTAAACTTGAAACTCCTGAAGGTGATGAATCATCTGCAGAAATGGGTGCTGGGGGAGAAATGCCTTCTGCGATGAGCTCTGAGCCTGCTGCAGCTCCTCCCGAAGCCCCACCTGCGCCTGAACCCGGTTTAGATCTTGGTGCTGGGGGCCCTGTCACAGCTGGAGATTCAAGAAATCCCACGAGATTACCTCTAGTCACAGAATTTGATGATGATATTGATCTCACCCGTGTTGCAGCAGCTAAGGGTCTCCCACTCAAGGCATTTGCGGGTCTTTCCCGTTCAAACCAGCCAAATCGTCGAATTCTCGATGAGAAATCACGTCCAGGACCTGGGCATGCAGAAAGAGAGATCTACAACGCATCCCGTAGGAAGCCGGGGTCAGCAGGCACACGGACAAACCACGCTGATCTTGTCAAGTCGGATAAGAAAGATCCACGTGACTCAATTGCCCATCCCTTTGGTGATAAAAAAGATATTATCAATCCTTTAAAGAATGCGCATAAAGTCAAGATTGATGAATCAGATGAATACTTAGATGATTATTTTGACGATAAACTAAGTGATGCTGAAAGGCGTGATATTGAAGTTGAGACCATACTTAGATCATTGGACAAGAAAAACCCCAAGTCAAATACAAAGGGGGAGGAAAAATGAACATCCCAGCGATTAGTCACAATAAGAAGAGAAATGTCGGCATTGTTTATGAATTGCTTCTCAGAGCAGTGTCTTCTTATCTAATTGAGGGCAAGAAAGATCAAGCTCAGGTAGCATTGGATATTATCTCACGACACTTCTCAAAGGATACAGAGCTCTTTAAGGAGTTTCGTCTCTTTAACGCATTAGCCAAGACACGAGTCACTGACTCTGCAGTGACGGCGATCATCCTGACAGAGACAAAAGCTGCTGCACGCAGGATTGATTATCTGAAGCTTGATAGAGAGAAATCGCTTTTGATTCGTGATATCAATCACAATCTCAGCGACCAGATGTTTTTTCACCGACGAATCACAAACTATCGTGACTTAGCAACTATTCAGACAGCTCTGAATGAGTGGTCACTCGGTGACAGATCAGATCTCTCAAAGACACTACTGGTTGAGACAAAGCTTGTTGAGTTATTGAAAAGCGAACCCCTTCAGGAACAGCAGATCACTGAAGAAAAAGATGTGAAAGTTGATTCTCTCGTTGTCAAGCTATTGAATGAGAAGTTTAATAAGAAATACGCGGGTACTCTGACAGATGATCAGCAGGCTCTTATTAGAGATTATGTTGTCATGAATACGTCTAATGGTCCCGGCGAAAAAATGATTGAACGTGCTCGTAAGATCAAGACAGAATCCCTAAAGACCCTTGATGAGATCGCGAAGACAGAGAAAAACCAAATCATCCAAGAAAACTTACGTGACGTTCGCAATCGTGTTACATCTCTTGATTTGGCGTCACTTGACGACGACAAGCTTGGTAAATTAATGACGCTTTCTCAACTAATTGAGGAAGCAAGGGAGGCAAAATGAGTGTAAATCTAACTCTGCTTACTGAATGGACACCTCTGACTATTAGCCCGTCGATGATCAAGGAATCTCGCGCGATTAACGGAGGTAAGATCCTGCTTAAGGGAATCATTCAGCGTGCTGATACGCTCAATCAGAACGGTCGAATTTACCCAAAATCTATTCTTGAGCGAGAAGTTATCAATTATCAGAAGTTTATTCGTGAGAATCGTGCGCTCGGTGAATGCGTTGACCCAGAAACTCAGATACTCACAACGAGCGGATGGAAAGATTTTGAAAATCTTTCACAAAATGATAGAGTTTTTACTCTAAATGTAGAGAATAATGAACTTTGTGAGCAAGAGATACTCCACATAACCAAAAAAGATTATGCTGGAAAGATGCTTCATTTCAAAAATTCTGCATCTCTTGATATGATGCTGACTCCTGATCACAAGGTTCTTCTTTTTGATAGAAATGGCAAATCTGTCTATATGACAGCACAATCTGTCTACGATCTCTACAAGGAAGAATCTAGCTGGCTTTCGCATTCGGGACTTAGATTTACATCATCGTGGACGGGTGTGACGCCTGAAATTTACACAGTTCCTGGCACACATCTTTCTATGAACCCCGATGTTTGGGCTGCCTTTCTTGGAATCTATCTCGCTGAAGACTGTGTAGACGGCGTCAAGAGGGGTTACAAAACAAGCAATGGAATTCAGATAACTCAGAAAAATCCTCAAAAAATTCAGATGATAAGAGAGCTCTTGGCGCAAATGCCGCTAGAGTGGAAAGAAAGAGTTCGTTCTGATGATGAAACAGTCGATTTTACTTGCGCTCATCCAGGATTGCACGACTTTTTATTCGACTTGGGACCGAGCAGCTTGAAGAGAATCCCAGCAGATGTCAAATCCTGGTCATCAGATTCTTTAGAGATACTCTTAACGTGGCTTTTGTTAGGAGATGGCAGAAACAGAGTTGTTAGAGGGAGATTGATTAGAGAGCTTTACACCACTTCTGAGGCACTTGCCAACGATGTATGTGAATTATTTCTTAAACTTGGCATCGGTTCTAATGCTCGTGCTTATGAGCAGAAAGATAGAGAGATAGAGCCAGGAAGAACAATCCTCTCAGAAAATTCTAAGCCAATGTGGATAGTGTCAGAGAATCGATCCAAAAATATCGGATTAGATCTTCGATTTATGAAGGTAGAGGAGGTTGATTACAGCGGCAAGGTTTATTGTGTGACCACCCAGAACGGTAACTGGATGGCCAAGAGGAACGGGAAGATGTTTTGGACAGGAAATTGTGATCATCCAGATACATCCGTCGTTGAACTAAAGAACGCTTCACACATTGTTCGCGAAGCGCGGATGGAAGGAGATTCTGTTTATGGATCTGTTGAACTTCTCGACACACCCAGTGGTAAGATCCTCCAGAGCCTCTTTGAATCAGGCGTCACACTAGGCATCTCAAGTCGCGGCATCGGATCAACTCGGCAGCAAGGCGGTAATCTCATCGTCCAGGAAGATTTTCAGCTTATTTGTTTTGATATTGTGTCTGAACCGTCGACGCCAGGCGCATTTCTAAAAGAAGGAAAGCACATTAAACCAGTTGATATTAAGGCGACCTTTAACCGGTCAGATAGAATTAATAGAATTTTTAATGATATCAAACAGTGGAAGTAAAAGATGAAGATGACACGTCAAGATCTGAAGGGTTTAGTGAAAGAGTGTCTTGTTGAGATTCTATCTGAGGGTCTTGTTGGCGCTCAGCATTCAATCACAGAATCGAAAAAAGTTACTCCTTCACAGAAGCTATCAGGCACAACAACGACAGCAACTCAGCAAAGAGCACGCCCGAACACAGCCGAAAAAATTAGCTTCCTTCCAAATAGGGAGGAGATGAAACGTACAGCTGCACGACCCAATGTTGATTCAAGTCACCAGCTTGCAAGATCTCTAACATCTGATCCTGTGCTCGCTGACATCTTTGCTGATACAGCACGAAATGGTGCTCATCATCAAATGAATGAGTCTGCAGCTGGTGTCCGCCACGAGCAGATGATTGCAACTGCAGGCGACGCCGCTGCAAAAATAATGCTTCAAAGTGATCCAACTGATGTTTTTTCCGATTCAGCAAGTAAGTGGGCCGCACTTGCTTTTGCAGAAAAGATTCCGACAAGATCTTAAGTTGCCTAATACGTATTGACGTACCCAGGAGGAATTATGGCTACAAAGTTGACACCAGAAGCTCTTCGCAGAATCATTCTTGAAGAGAAGCAGAAGCTTGAGAGCAAGATGCTCCAGGAGAAGAAGGCTAAGTCGCAAGAGGCTATGAAGCTTGACAAGAAAGCTCTTAAGGACCTCAAGATGGAGATGGACAAGGAAGAGTGGCCCGGTGAGGACAGCATGGAAACCGTTGAGCAGGTCCCAGGCGAGAAGCTCAAGACACTAAAGATGCTCAAGGAAGAGGAAGAGAACCTCCTCCGTCGCGCTCGTGCGCTTCAGGAGCGTCGTCTCGCGCTTCGTAAGCAGATCCTTCGCGACATCACCTAATTTTTCAACCAAGGAGAGGTAAATGTCATCTGTAAAGTATTCAACTGTTAAGCCGATCGGAGCGCCAGGTTTAGGTGGTTTAGGGCATCGGAGTGACGTGAATCTTTCGGCTGCGTTTGCCTCTCCTGTTGGAACAATTTACAGCGAGCTCGCCGTGAAGAACGCAGCAATTGCAGCGCTCAATGGTAACGGTGGACCCGGTGATATGATTCCCAATATTGGCGTTTCTGCAGGTGTGGTCAATGACGGGGGTCATATGTTTGGAACATATGATCTCAATTTCTCATCTTCTCCTGACCTTAACACAGTCGAGACGGGTGGCGAGGGAAAGCCTGCGTCAGCATTCGTTCCGAACTTGACGTCACCAGGACCAGGTAGTGTTTATCCCTCAGATCAGCCTGAATATGTTGGAACGTTGCCTGCTAAGGGTGATGAGTATGGAAATGGCCTTGGCGCTGTTTCACCTTCTCTGACGACACCCGGTATCGCAAAGCAGACAATTGGCACATACCTGATGGGGCGTTCATATCTGGGTTCTGACGGTAAGACCTGATGCCTAAATTTGTTCATGACCAGCGGACAGGTGCTGGTTATGGTTATCTCGGACGCAAAGGCTTTCAATCTGATCCTTCAAAATCGGGATCAACTTTTCCATACAGCGATCAAGTGGGTCCATACCGAGATGACGAAGATCTTGATGACGAAGATCTTGATCTTAGAGCGCTTATTAACAATCGTCTGAGTTACAACAATCTAGGACGTGGTCCTACAGATCAACGAACTGACCATTTTACTATGGCAAAGAACCGTCTTGATCTGTCTGAGAGCGAGACACCAGGTACGACACTAACTGGTATCGTTCCTTTTCCAATGAGGCGTTTTGATGGCCCTGCGTTAGGGGGTCACTCAGTCAATCCTGCTTATACGGTAGCACCAGGTCGTCTAGACGGCTCTCCTTATGGATGGGTGAGAGGAAGGTTGTCACGGATGGATCCTGAAGAACAAGCACCATCACGTTTTCTTGATGCCATTGATCCGGAAGTTAGAGAACGCGTTAAGATGAAACTTAAAGTCGCGCGGCTTAAATGATTGGAATAATCACACGCTGCGAGATACTTATTTTCAGTGAATGAGGTAACAAAGAATGTCGAGAACGCTATTTGAAGAGGCTATCGCCGATGCCAAGCAGCTTCGTGAAGCTGCTGAGCAGAATGCGAAGAATGCTATCATAGAGGCAGTAACTCCACGCATTAGAGAGTTCATCGAGAATCAGCTTGTCGGTGATGCTCCACCAGCTGAAGGTGACTTCCTTCGCTCAGCGCTCTCTGAAGCTGACGAAGAAGAAGCACAAGATGACGACGGCGAGGTCGCACTCGACGAGACAGCACTTAAATCACTTGTCAATCTGATGAGCGGCAAAACTGCTGCGCCTGATACTGACAAGGCAGCCCTTGCTGAGGCTTTTTCCTCTCTTTCAGATGAGGAGCAAGCACATCTCCTAAGCCTTCTTCGTGAAGGAGATGTTAAGGAAGCGAGCGACGAAGAAGCTGATGATGGTGCCTTAGAGGTCGATCTTAAAGAGCTTAAGGCGTCCATTGAATCCGAGTTTAAATCTTCAAAGGCACCACACGGAGTTAAAGTTATGAAGAAGACACCCCAGATGGAAGAGGAGCTCTACGAGCTCGACGAAATGATGTTCGAAGAAGACGAAGACGAGATGTCAGACGACGCGCTCGCCGAAGCAGTCCTGAAGCTAGTAGGTTCTGCAGAAGAGCGTGAGGCATTTGATAAGCTCGGCCTCTCCGGTATCGATTTCGAGGAAGAGATGGGCGAAGAGGGCGACGTCGAGGTTGGCGATGAAGAGCCTTCCGAGGAAGAGCCTGATATGTCCGCGGGCGAGGAGGAAGAGGAAGGCGCTGCAGCCGAGCCTGTTGTCTCCGAGAACGTCTACGAAATCGACGAGAACATGCTTCGTCACGAGCTCGCTCGCCTCCGCGAGGCAAAGGCGCGCAAGTCCAAGAAGGCCAAGGGCGCTTCTGCCAAGTCACACAAGGTCGCTGCTGCGGCCTTTGGTGGCGGAACACTCGAGAGCGATGCGCTCGACGTCGACATGAATAAACTTATGAAAGAGGCGCGGGAAAATCGCGAACTCAAGAAGCAGCTCAATGATTACAGAGGCGCAGTCGAAACGCTTCGTGAGCAACTGTCAGATCTTAACTTATTCAACGCCAAGCTTCTATACGTCAACAAGATCCTCCAGAACAAGGACGTTGCACCAACGCAACGTCGTTCTATCATCGAGGCTCTCGACGGCGCATCGAACCTTCGCGAGGCTAAGTTGCTTTACCAGAGCCTCACCACTTCGATCAGCTCGAAGAATGAGTCTCTCAATGAATCAGTCAAGCATACAGCAGGCTTGGCATCACGCCCAGTCACATCATCATCTGCCCGAATGAGCGGTGCAGGTGAAGTTGACCGTTGGGCAATCCTCGCTGGCCTCAAGTAATCAAACAAGCTAAAGGAGCTTTTACAATGTCAAAGAATTTTTCACTCAACCAGCTCACTGAGGGCATCAGTGACCGTAACATCTCAGACGAGGGCAAGCGCCTCGTTGAGAAGTGGACCCGCACCGGCCTCCTCCGTGGCATGGACGGCGTCAAGCGCGACAACATGGCTCGCCTCCTCGAGAACCAGGCGTCACAGCTCCTCCGCGAGGTTAACTCCCTCGGCACCGGCGGCGCGAACGCTGCTGGCTCGGGTGACATCCGTGGCTTCACCAACATCGCGTTCCCCATCGTCCGTCGCGTTTTCGGCGGTCTCGTTGCGAACGAGCTCGTCTCAATCCAGCCAATGAGCCTGCCCTCCGGCCTGCTCTTCTACCTGGACTACACCTACGGTTCAGACGTTGGTGGCGACGCCAACCTCCAGACCGGCGTCTCAACCTCAGGCGCGACCTACAAGGGCGGCCAGTCAATCTACAACAACCCAACTGGTAAGGGCGTCCGCAGCGGCTCGCTGGCGACCGGTGGTCAGTACGACCTCGTCGGCACCGGCTTCACCAAGGTGCACAGCTCATCAACCGGCGTTGGCGTTGCAGCCCGCGGCGCGTTCCAGGCCGGTACCTCTCTGACCGCTGGCGCGAAGTGCTTCGCCACTGGCACCGACGGCCGCTTCCTGCAGTTCGACCCACAGGTCACCTCACTCATCGAGGCTGACGCTGTTGATGGGGCGCTCGGCGGCACTGGTCAGTTCCAGTTCGTCTTCCTCGATTGCTCAACCTTCCCAGCCAACGTTGATTTCCAGCAGGTGAAGGAAGTTGCGCTCCACTCTGCAGCTGGCGCCTCGGCTCTCGCCGTTCCAGGCGAAGCCTTCCAGGGCGGCCAGAACATCCTCAACATCCGTCGCCTGAACCAGCTCGGCACACTCGTTGGTGGCATCTTCACCCCCAACCCACTGCTCCCCTCGGGCTCAGCCAGCGCGGTCGTTCTCACTGTTGTCTCGGGCGCTTACGCTGCAGCTGCTGCGACCCCCGCGACCGGCCTCACCGCGTCATACGCTTGCTTCGATCAGCTCAACGTTGATAGCTCGGATGCTTCAACCCTCACGATCCCCTCGTTCGAGTCGGATTTCGCGACCTCACCTCAGGTCGTCATCCCCGAGATCGACATCAAGATCGAG